AAAGAAAAACTGAAGATAGTTATTCAGAATTATACTCATATGATAAAAATAACGGATCATTTGAGTTTGAGATATTAAATGAAACACTAACGACTGAACAAGTTACAGCTTTATTCAAATTTACAGAAAGTAATAAAATCTGGAAAACTACTGGAACGGTAGAAGGTAACAAAGTAAAAGTAACGTTTGACACTACTTTAATTACTCAAAATGAAACGGTTATTTGTTATCTTTACTTTGATGAAGAACAACGAACTTCTGACACATTCAGATTTAAATTCAAAGTAAAAGTATCTGAAATTGATAAAATGAGTCGTTATGAAGTCAAAGAACGTTTTATCAACAATACTGTAATCGTTGATAGATTAGACGTTGTGACAAAGGATGAATTAAAAGAAGCGTTAAAAAATATTGGTGGAATAGCAACAGAAGGACTACTAACAGAGGTTAAGGCTGAAGAATTATTTGTTAAAAAAACTGATGCCGTGGATAATACTAATTTTGAATTAGTAAAAAATAGAGTACTAGCATTAGAATTAAAAACTGATAAAGATACAGTATATGATGATAGTGAAGTCAAAGAACGACTTACAACGCTTGAGAATAAAGCCCCTGTAGATTTATCAAACTATGCTACTAAACAAGAATTAGCTAACGTTAGTGGTAGTCAACCATTAGCTGACAACCTTGTGACTAAAGAGGAACTAGAGAACAGACATTACATTTCAGATGTAAGTAATCTAGCTACTAAGGATGAATTAAACGAGGTTAGGAACAGTCAAGCAACAGTTGACACTTCACATTTAGTTACTAGAAATGAATTAGAGAGTAAAGGATACTTAACAACACATCAAGACTTATCAGAATACGCTAAGAAGTCTGAACTATATAACGATAGCGATTTAAGAAATCGTGTTGTAGCGTTAGAAACTAAAGAAGATAAAGATACTAAATATGATGACACAGAAGTGAAACGTAGACTTACTGAACTTGAAAATAAGCCTGCTGTTGATACTTCTGTTTTTGTTACTGATGAGAAATTAAACAGTAAAGGATATCTAACTGAACATCAAGATTTAACACCGTACGCTCTAAAATCTGAAATACCGCAACCATACAATGATACTCCATTAAATGAACGTATTACAGCATTGGAGAATAAACCAACAACTGGTGGTAGTGTTGATACTTCTAATTTTGTAACTAAAGAGGAATTAAAGGAAAAAGAAGATAATATTTTTGAAGTGATTAACCGAGATCCTCTGTACAAAGTATATGAAGAAAATACGATAACAGAACATCTTAAAGGTGAGGAGGGATATGGAGTAGGTAATGTGGATGGACGTGGAGGTACTATTTATTCTAATGCCTCACGCACATCAGCTGATATCTTCAAAGGTGACATAAACAAAGAAAAATTTGTCGATTTTCAAACAGCAATGTTTACAGTTGCTAACTCAATACCTGACGATTATCATTTGTATGATTTAATGTATGCAGGAGGAGAAGATAGGAAAGTACTATTCCTATCTAACAAAAACTTCTCTGAAGTAGTACCAAAAGAGGAACTAAAAGCTATCATAAGAGAAGTAGGTGGAACTGAAAGTGCTGGAAGTAACATTGATACTTCTAATCTGGCAACAAAAGAAGAGTTAGCTAAGGCGGTTACAAAAGAGGAATTAGAAACTAAACATTATGTTACTGAAGAAGAATTAAATAACAAAGCATATTTAACGCAACATCAACCATTAGACAATTTAGTTGCAAAAGAAGAACTAAACAGTAAAGGTTATGTAACTAATGAAGCACTTAACAGTAAGGGGTATTTAACTGAAGAAGTATTAAACAGTAAAAACTACCTAACAGAAGATGTGTTAAACACTAAGAATTATTTAACTCAACATCAAGACTTATCTAGTTTAGTGACTAAGCAAGAACTAGAGAATAAACATTATTTAACTGAACACCAACCACTTTCACACCTTGTTACTACTAGCGATTTAGAAGTGTTGAGAAATATAAGTGTAAATAAAGCTGAATTTAACTCATTCAAAGATAATGTTGTTACAAAAACTGAATTAGCTGAAAAAGGTTATTTAACAACCCAATATGATGATACCGATGTTAAGAATAGGATACAGGCATTAGAAAATAGACCAACGACTGGTGGAACTCAAACTCAAGATACTGGGTGGTTAAAAGTAAGTGGTGAAAATGCAATCGCTGGAAATATTGTAGAAATTAGACGTATCGGAAACACTGTACACGTTAGATTTAGAAATGAAAACGGTGATTTTATTATCGATGAGAACATCTATTCTATACTAGATAAAGAAATTAGTGGTGGTTTTGGTACAGTTACAAATAATTCGCCTATTTTTTCATCAAAAAATAATCGAGAATTGGGAAGAATTATTACAAATGTATCTGACAACAGGATATCAATTGAGTCAATGATTGATGGAGAATTATCGAATTCTAAAGTCGTATATATTAACGAATTTTCTTATATTACCGATGAACCGTTCCCAACAAACTTACATTAAGGAGGACAAACAAATGGAACAATTAGAATTTTTAAAGCCAGCATTAGTATTTTTAATAGTAACATTACTTGGGATGTTAGGTAAGTTTTTGAAAGAATCAAAATTCTTTCCAAATGAAATGATACCAAACTTTCTAGGAGTGTTAGGAGGACTGATAGGAATTATCCTATTTAAAGATGCAACAGCGATAACACTTGGAGTGGGTGCTGTTGGTGTGCATCAAATTTACAAACAAACTGTAGGAAATAACTCTAAAATTGATAATTCAGAGAAATAGTGATATAATTTAATATATCAATCCCCCTGTTCCTATAAGGCAGTTACGACTGACACAGGGGTTCTTTTTTTGAAAGACTGGGTTTTTACTCAGTCTTTTTTATATTAATTAAACAACACGGAGGATAAATAATGGTATTACTTAAAAAAATACTAGATTTTTTAAAATCTGAAGTAAACAAACTTCATGATTTTGACGGATACTATGGCAGTCAATGTGTGGACTGGATAAACTACTACTTGTGGACCTTCTGGAAGATAAGACTTTTCGGAAATGCTATTGACTTATTAGACAATGCGAAAGAACAAGGTTTACAGGTTATATACAATGCACCAGGAGTAAATCCAAAGGCTGGAGATGTATTTGTAATGGAAGTTCCGTCACATCAGTTCGGACATACCGGAGTTGTGATTGAAGACAGTGACGGATATACAATTAAGACTATTGAACAGAACATTGACGGCAATGCGGATGCTTTAACCAACGGAGGACCAGCACGTTATAATGAGCGTGATTTTACTGGTGTAATAGGTTGGATAAGACCGCAAATTGATTATTCACAGGAGGAACAAGAAATGACTTACATTGAAGATACTACTTATTTAAGACAAACACCACAAGTGGGAGTAGCACCTTATCGACAAGTGCACGCTCACTCAACTGGAAATCCAACAAGTAAAGCTAGTGGAGAGGCTACTTATATGGCAAATAAAGACCTTAATAGTGGATTTTACACTCACGTTGTTGGGAATGGTAAAGTCTACCAAACAGCTTATGTGGGTCAAGGAGCGTGGGATGTTGGCGGTGAGTGGAACAATGAAACGTTCGCAGCTGTAGAGCTTATTGAAAGTCACAGAACTTATGAAGAGTTTAGACCAGATTATGAACTATATATTCAAGTGTTAAGAGATAGAGCTATTCAAGGTGGAATTCCTGTTACTCTTGATAGTAACTCACTAGAAGGAATTAAGACTCACTATTATTGTACTAACAACCAACCGAACAATTATTCTGACCATGTTGATCCTTATCCTTATTTAGCAAAATGGGGAATTAGTAAAGAACAATTCAAGAAAGATGTTGAAACTGGTATTATTTCTAATGCGCCAACTAAAGTTGAATTAGACGTGTTAGATACTAACACAAATCTTGAGAATAGGGAGCAACCTTATTATCGTGGATATTTAAGCGAAGACTACTATCTAGAGACTGAACCGAACGCAAATAGTACTGACAAGGAATTCATGCCAAAAGGTACTGAAGTGTACGTTTACGAAAAGAAAAATGGTTGGAGTAGAATTGGCTCACACACTAGCAATCAATGGCTAGAGGATGAATTTTTAGTTGAAGCTAGTGTATTCTAGATTGATTTTAAAATATATTTGTGCTAAAATGTAAATGTCCTTTCAACCTACAAAAACAAAGGATAAAAACACTTACAAGCCCTCACTTTTTGTGAGGGTATTTTTTTATGCAATTTTTTAAAAAGTTTTAAAATGTATATTGACTATATATC